TGCTACTAACTACCCTATTTCTTGGATATAGGTATCAAAGCTTAGACAATGAGCTAAGTGTCACAAAGGAGAGGCTAAAGTCTAGTGATGAGATGAACCTTAGGCTAAAAGATGAGATAAACGAACAAGATAGGCTCATATCTCTTAAACTTGACACTATTGAGAAGGTCAGCAGGCAAAAGCAGATAATAGAAATAAAGG